AACATTGTCAAACCCTTAATTGTGGATAACTATTTCACCATATTTTTACCTTATTTTATGCTTGGTTGCCAAAAGGTTGCCATTTGGTTGCCGAGTGGTTACCTCAACCTAAGAGAACCTAACCTAACTTAACTTAACTAAACACACAGTGCTGTCTAAATCAAAGAAAGTTATCCACAATGGGTTTGTTTTTTAACAAAAATCTGTTATAATATAAATGAGTGTTATCCTCTGTGAAAAGAATAGATTATTTAACCAATTGTAATTTTAATGATACTAAGTTGTTAAATGGTTTATTTTGACTAAACAGATGGTTGAGTAGATTAGCTATCTAATTGGACGCGACACCTCGCAAGAGGAAAATCCGGTTAGAAGCCCTACAGGATAATATTCTAAAAAACATAAAAACTAAGAGAAGTATTTTAAATAATGTGATCAAACAAAAAAATAAGACTAAAAAAGCTAAAGTTGTTAGAAAACAAAAAGACTCGCCAAGAAGATTGTTATTTGCGAAGTACTATTTGAATGAAACAATAGACGGGAAGAAAAATTCCTGTTTTTTAATAGCAATAAAAGCAGCAATAAAAGCCGGTTATGCTAAGAGTTACGCTAAAAGTATATTATTTGAGATAGATAGACAGAATAAAGATTTAAGAAGTAAGGATAAATCACCAGTTGTTAAAAACCTAGAGGAAACTAGGAAATCCCTGACTAGCTCATTACAAGAAAAAGGAATTAATGCTGAATGGATTACAGAGAAGTTAGAAGCTCTAGGTAATTCTAAAAAGCAAGGAACTCATTTTGGTAAATTTTTTGACAGTGATCAACCTGACTCTCACGCTGTTAGAGTTGCGTTAGAGTTTATAGCTAAAACACAAGGACTATATTATGCAGAAGAAACACATCCTAACGATCCCCATAACCTCAATGGAAAGAGTAAGGAAGAACTTATTGAAATTATCGCGGGAAGAACTGGAACTAAAAGCGGCAGCGATGATGGAACTAAAGGAAAGGGATAAACGGGAAGCAGCAAAATTTTTCATACCCAATGGCAAATCAGAAGAATTTATTAAAAATTTTGGATCTGGTAATTCTTTTGTTAATCTTTTTATAGGTGCTAATGCTACGAGTAAAACTGCAACCGGTGTAAATATTCTAACGAATATAATCTATGGCCCGCAGAATGATTTCTTTAAGCACGAACTATTTGAAAGGTGGCCATATTTAAAAAGAGGACGTATTATTTCAGATCCAACAACCTTAAAAGAAAAGACTATCCCGGAGTTAAAAAAATGGCTTCCATATAACGATGCTAAGAAAGTACCGGACGCTCCGTATGAAACAGCTAAAGAAGGAAAGAACTTTGAAGGGAAGTTTAGAACTAATAATGGTTGGGAAATAGATCTAATGTCAAATGAGCAGGACGTTAAAGAGTTTGAGTCAGTTGATCTAGGCTTTTTATGGTTTGATGAGCCAGCGCCAAAAGATAAGTTTATGGCTTCAATTGCTCGAGGTAGAATGGGAATGGCAGTTATTTGGACGATTACCCCATTAACATATTCAGCTTGGATTAAAGATTGGTTAGATACTCAAGAGCTTAAACAAGCAAATTATGTTGAAGCAGAAATGGAAGATAATTGTAAAATACACGGAGTCAGAGGAATACTTGAACACGAGAATATTCAAAGAATGGCTGAAGCTATGCCGGAAGATGAGAAAGAAGCTAGACTCTTTGGAAAGTTTGGACATTTAATTGGTAGAATACATAAATCATTTAGACGAAAAGTACACGTTATTAAACCATTCCCGCTTAATACTAGAGATTATACAACTTACAAAGCCTTAGATACTCACCCAAGAGTAGAAGATCACGTTTTATATATGTCAGTTGCTAGAGATGGAACGAAATATATTACTGGAGAATTATTAGGCGATGGAAAGATTAAAGAATTTCATAGTCGAATGATTAACTTTGAAAAGGATATGAAGTTTAGAATGGAAGGAAGATTAATTGATCCTTCAGCTTTTACAAATGATAAGCATAAAAAAGATAAACCAGTTGGAGAACAATTAGCAGACTTAGGAGAACATTATGTCAGAGGATCTAAAGATTTGCATAGTGGAATTAAAAGAACTAACGATGCATTGAACTATCAAGAAGTAAATGGTAATATGGTAATGCCTCCTGAATTCTATATCTTTGATACTAATCCGATAGTGATTAAACAATTAGATGAGTATGTTTGGCAGGAATGGAAAGGAGCTGCGAAAGATAATAAAAAGAAAAATCCTAATCCAAGAGATATTAATGATCATCAAGTTGAGAATTTACACCGACTATTATTATCTGAACCAATTTTTGTACAACAACCACTCCAATTAACAAGAAGAAAACCTGCAGGTGGAAGTGGACAACCAATGTCAGAAGAAGGAAGGTTTGATTATCACGACTCAGACCTTGACCCGTTTGACTAATAATATATAATAATACTATAATGTTAATATACGATATAAAACCATTGAGAATAATTACGAATACTAAAAGAATAATAGATTTACGATTTTGGAATACTGTAGTAATGTCTATATTGGATTATAGATGTACTATTTTAAAAGAGGATTACAATGATTAAAACAACTGTCTTGCGTAAAATGTGGTATGATAAAACTTATATTTATGTTTTAACGTATGAATACACTTTTCAATATTTATTTGCGTGGAAAAATGAAGTTTACAGAAATGAAACAACTATTGTACCTGTTTGGAAGTCTTGGAGAAGATGGGCATCTTGGTTAGGTTGGATTAATAGTCCGTATTCTAAAGACCAACTCGATCAAATAGAACACGTTGTGTTATCTGGAGCAATGAAATCTATTGATCTGTTAATGAAAGACGGTTCCGGGGCCAAGCGTCGCAAGGCCGAAAAGAAAGCGAGTAAGTCAAACAAGGATTGTCAATGGCAAGCAAGAAAAGATAAAGACGGTAAACCAATATGGTTATGCTTGACACATAATAAAACAGTTCCGTTTGGTAAAAATCCTCGCCACGATTAAAAATGGCAAAAACTAAGTCAGCATTTAAAGCATTAAAAAATAGTTACGAAGATATTGAAAGAATGACAGTTAAGGATAATAAGAAAGTAAACGAAATTATCCCGGTTGCTTTACAGGTTAAAATAGTTAATCAAATCAACGAGGAGTATGACCTTGCTTTTCCCTATATTGAGTCAAAGAGGACTACTCAACTCGCTAGACTAAAACTTTATAATAATCAAAGGCGGGACTCTGCAGCTGTAGGGGATCCGCTTTTATTTACCGTATTTAATACCGTACACGCGGCTCTTTATGATGATAGGCTTATGGCTAGTTGGGAAGGTAGAGGAGGAAAAGGAGATGAAGACGTTGAAGAAAATCTAAATGCTTTGTCTGATTACGATTACGATATAATGCTTAAATCAGAATTAGACTACGAGTGGAATTGGGACGCAGAGTTTTTTGGACGTAGTTTATTATTGATGATGGACTTTGATAGAAGTCAAGGAATTATGGCCCCGGTACCAGAAGTATTAGACGCCGGATCCTTTATAAGAGATCCTCGAGCTACTAGCGTTAATGGAAACAATGCTAAAGGAAGTGGAGCTATGAGATTTGGTGGATATGAATTTGGAATGACTTATTACGAGATGAAAGCGAATAAAGCATTTTTCAATATTGGATCATTAAAGAAAGATAAAGATGTTAAATCATTACTAGATAAAGTTAAGGACGCTAGAGATACTGCTCAAGGATTAGATAATCCACCTCCAAAAGAAGAAGCACTTGGCAAATTTAATAACTATGAGTTTAAACTCGTTAACTGGTTCACTACAATTAAAGGCAAGAAGTATTTAGTTACTTTAGGAAATAGACGATCTACTATCGTTAGGCTTATCCCATTAGAAAAGTATGGACGTTGGCCCATTATTGACAGAACTTTATATCCATTAGCTAAAGATTGGGACGGAGTATCTATCCCGGACTTAATTGAAGATAAACAACGTGCTAGATCATTGCTTATTAATTTAGGATTGAAAGCAGAAAAGGTTGCTGACTCTCCACAATATTTATATGACAAGACAAAGATTAAGAATAAGAATGATCTAAACTTTAGATTTAATAAATTTATTGGAGTTGATGGAGATGTAAATAATGCTATCGTTCCAATGCAGAAGTCTAACGATCATAGATATTCAAATGCTATTCTTGAAATTTTAGACGCGGCTTCTCAAAGAGCAACGGCTACCCCAGAAATACAGCAAGGTGTTCAATCATCTGAGAAGCGAACGCTTGGAGAATTAGAGTTAGTATCTTCTAAGGTTGATACTAGATATTCAATGAATGCTAAAATCTATGGTTGGAGTGAAAGACGTTTTTGGCAACAATGGTATAGGTTGTATAAGATCCACTTCAAAGAAAGAATTGACGAAAAGATTATTAGAATACAGGGAGCAACTGCTCCATTATGGCGTCCATTGATAAGGGACAATATTATTTCTCAAATAGATCCAGATGTTAAAATTGAAAGTAAGATTATATCAGAAGCTAAAAGACAAAGAGAACAACAATCATTCATATCGTTTGCTGAATTAGCTTTACAGGATCCGGAGAATAATAGACGTTATATTCAAAAGAGATTAGCTAAGTTAAATGGAATGACTAAGGAAGAAATTGATATGGCATTTCCACCTACGGTTGATGAGTTGCAAGCAGAAGAAGAAAATAATTTATTAAATAATAAGAAACTTCCAACGATTAACGTGCAAGATGATCACAAGACTCATATCTCAATCCATTCAAAAGCAAATCAGAATTCAAAAGCTATGGCTCATACTAGAGCACACAAGAAACTTATGCTTGTCAAGAGAAATAGACAAGACCTATTTCCAAAGCCAGAGGATCAAGGATTTAATAAGGCGAATAAAGATGGTAAACAAGCTCCCGGATTACCTGCACCTTCAAGCCCTACCCAATAATCAATTTTAATTATATAATAAAAATATGTTAGATATTCCAAAAGACAAAATTGAAGATATAAAAGAAATACTGAAGAATGGAGAACGTTCTGAATTTTGGATTATTATGTGCCAAGCTATAGATGATACTATTGAGATATTAAGAGAGCAAGAAGAAAGCGATGACTTTAAGGATCTACCGGCAGAAAGATATAAATTAGAAATGGAGTTGTTAAAGACTAAGATTAAATATTTGAAACATTTGAAAGAGTCGCCTACATCTATTGCTCAACATATCACAGAGCCAAGAGCTAATATTGAAGCACAAGAAAATCCGGATCCGTTCTTTTCACCAGAAGAAATAGAAATAAAAGAGAAAGAAGAGTTAAAGAAATAGACGAGCATTCAAACTGTGAAGCGTTTATAAATAGGTTTTTTAATAATTCCCCTATTTAGTACTGTACTTCAAAACGTTTCACAATTTGAGTCCTCGTCGCGAGGGCATACTAAACAGTCCGATTATAATGTTTTTCGCCATTTCATTAAAGTCGAGATAAGTAAATATATGGCAGATATAAATCCCGAAGTCAAGCCAGAATTGGGAGAGGACGGCAAACCAATTCAGCCCGACGGAGAGGGTGGAGGACAACCACCAAAAATAGAGTCCGAAGAAAGTGAAGCCGGGGAGGCCGAGCCCGGCGAGATACCTGTTAGACGAAGTGCTGCACAGCATATCATCAACAGGCAAAGCGAAACTATTAAAAAGTTACGCAATAAAGATGAGGAAGATGAGGAAAATGATAACGAAGGAGAAGATGATTTAACACCGGAAGCAAGAGGAGCAGTTCAGAAAGAAGTTAAGAAAGCTCTTGATCCGGTTGTACAATCTCTTATTTCTGAAACAGACGAGAATGAATTAGGGGAATTGATTGACGGAGATCCTACAGCTAAGAAATACGAAAAGCGTATTCGAGCTTATATGAAAAATCCGCATTACAAAGGAGTTCCGCCTAGTGTCATTTATCATCATCTAGCTTTTGGAGATACTGAAGCCTCAGAAGCCGCCGACGCTGAAGCAAGCGAACAAGGTGGTGGAGGTAGAGGAATTAAACCAAAAGGTGGTACTTCAGGAGATGTTCCTTCAATTGAAGATCAGTCAGAAATGAATGAGGAGGAATTTGATAAGCTACACGGAAAGGCTTTAGGTGGAGAGTTTACCGAAAGCAAAAACTAAAAGCTAAAAACTCTACTAGGAATATGTCGCAATATTCCGTTAATGGCAGATGAGGCCACACTCTCATCAAAGAAAAAATGGCAGATACTACTACAACTACCGTCGATGCTGCCGTAAATTATTTTTACGACAGATCAATGTTAAAAGCCGCACGTCCTTTGCTAGTCCATTTACGTTGGGCCCAAGTAAAAGATATTCCAAAAAGTAATGGTGCCGCAATTAAGTTCCGAAGATACTCTTTACTAACAGCTAATACTACCTCTTTAACTGAAGGAGTTACTCCTTCCGGTACAGCTTTGTCAGTAACAGATGTCACAGGTACAGTATTGCAATATGGCGATTACGTTACTTTAACGGATTGGCTTCAACTTACTACTTTTGACCCGATTTTGACCGAAACTGCTGACGTATTAGGACAGCAAGCCGGTAACTCGCTTGATCAGTTAGCCCGTGACGTTATGGTTGCAGGTACAACTATTCAATACGCTTCTACCGCTACTACTCGTGCAACAGTTAGTGCTTCAATGAAACTAACCAGACAAGAGGTTAGAGAAGCAGTTCGTACTCTACAAAACAACGATGCTATGAAGTTGACTAGAATGATCAATCCTTCAACTGGTTTTAATACTAATCCTATAAACGCTTGTTTTGTTGGTATTATTAGTGAGAATACTCTATATGATTTGAAAGACGAAACAGGGTGGACTCCAGTACAAGAGTACGCTTCACAAGCAGGAGTAATGGAAGGCGAAGTTGGCTCTATTGACGAAGTGCGTTTTGTTATGACAACTAACGCTAAAAACTTCTCATCAGCCGGAGCAAGTTCTATTGACGTTCACGGAACAATGATTTTAGCTGCGCAATACTACGGTATTTCCAGAATTTCTGGAGCTGCACTAAAAAACATTATTAAGCCTTTAGGATCTGCGGGTACTGCTGACCCATTAGACCAACGCTCTACCTCTGGTTGGAAAGCAACTTTCATTACAATTAGGTTGAATGAAAACTTTGCTGTCCGTATCGAGCACGCTGTTAGTTCATAGGGTTAGTTTAAAAGTCGCATAAATAGATTATAAAATAATGGCTAAAGATAATAATAACGTTTCAGATAGAATAAGGCCCGAAGACTCTATAACCGAAACTGACGCAGAAAAGAAAGCTAGATTAGAAAACGAAGCAAAAAGAATAGAGGAAGCAAAGCAAGCTAACATTTTGGCAGGTAAGAAAGCCAAAGAAAAAGCTAAGGCTAATGCTAAAGCAAAAAAAGATAAGGAAGCATCTAGGATTAAAGCAGAGAAAGAAGATGAGCCAACAGACGTAGAAGAAAAGGATTATCTTCGTAAGTATCAAGTAAGGAAGCAAACAGCTCCCGGATCAGTTGAGTCTGATCCACAAAAAGGGAGTAAAGCAGAAATAATGAAAAAAGCATTACTTGAACAACCTAGAGTCCGTATGCTTATTCCTCGTTCACAGGGAGAACATAAGTCTATTGCACAAAGCGTAAATCTAAATGGTTATCGCCTTGACTTTCCAAAGAATGCTTATGTTGATGTCCCTAGACAAGTTGCTGAGGTTTTAGGAGAGTCTTTAGAGCAAACTGATATTGCTTTACAGCATAATATTATAGGCGGAGACAAACAGAGAGAAGAAGCCTTGCTGTAAGAGTCGTAAAAGTCGCATAAGATAAGTTTATAAATAAATGGCTATTACACAATCACAAGTTAAAAATTCTGCTAGCGTAGTACAGATTGCCGTTGGAAGTTATATACAATCAGGTACAGCCGCCGCATTTGATATTACTACAGGTTTCAAACCTTTATATGTAAAGGTAGTAAACGAAACTGATAGAACTCAAATAGAGTGGTACAATGGAATGGCAGACTCAGAAGGAATTGTAACAGTTGCCGCCGGTACTAGAACGCTTGTAACTTCAAATGGTATTATCCAACTTTCTTACGGTTTTACATTTGGATTAGATACTGATGTTAATGTATCTGCAAAACAGCTTAGTTGGTTAGCACAGGGATAGATTAAAGTTTCAGTAATGTTATAGATATTAAAAAGTTAGTCGCATAACTTAAAGTCCGGTAGCGAGCGACACGCTTCTTGCCGGACTCACAAACAAAATGGCAAAATTTGGAGAAAAAATAGTGGATAACGTCAGAAAAGAAATCTTTGATGATGTAATTCGCGCTAATACCGTTTCTAATGGAGAAATATTTTGGGTAATTGAGGACTCCGATACTGACTACAATAAGTTAGTACAACGGTATCCTAATAATGTTTTTACAACTGTAGCAGAGGCTTACGCAGCTTGTACTACTAATCGTAATGATATTATTTTCCTTTCTGCTAATACAGCACATTCTACTGCTTTATTGACAGTTTCTAAAAGTCGTATTCACTTTGTAGGTTTAGACGCCGGAGGAAGAATGAACTCACAAGGTACAAGAATAGTAACTCCGGCAACGGATGTTGCAGCTAGTACCGCAGTAATCAGTAATACTGGAACAAGAAATACCTATAAGAATATCAAGATGAGTCAGCAAGGAACTAATGTAGCCCAAACAAGTGCATTCATTGATACTGGAGAAGGAACGTACGTTAAAAATTGTAGTTTTGAAGTAAACTCAATTCTTACTACAGTAACACAAGGTGTATTATTCAAAGGAGATACTTGTCATTACGAAGATTGTCAGATTGGCAATTCAACTGTAACTCATACAGCCGCTAATCAAGCTCCTTTAGTAATTCAGACTCCTGCTAGATATAGTTACTTTATTAACTGTACAATTATTAACTATTCAGATAAAACCACAGCTTCTTGTATTGATTGTCCGGACGCTAATAGCGTTATTGGTTGGATTATGTTTGAAAATTGTTTCTTACTTTCAGCCAATAAAGGTAATGGTACAACCGCAGCCGGCGCAATGGCCGAAGCAGTTACTTCCATTGCAACAAGTGGTTATCTATACTTTAGGAATTGTTCTTGTGCATTTGCTACAGCATTTATGGAAGCAGACGCTTCACTTTATAGTGATGCAGTTGCTCCAGCAGCAGCAGGTGGAGGTGGAATTATGACTCCGGGTGTATAGATGTAATTTGGATTTGTGATAACGTGGGGATAGATTATCCCCACATATCACAAGAGAAAGTCGCAATTATTAATTAAAAGGACTTTTATGTCTTATAAACAAATGAAATTCATTAAAGGTAACAAACTTCTTTTAGGAGTTATAAGTATTCTAATTCTATTTATTGCAATTCAAACAGTTTATGCTGTAAGTAAACTAGAAACTGATGTAAAGCCATTTGGCTATGTAACATCAACTCCTGAATATATCACAGCAAATACAGAAACAGTTACAACTGATACCATTGATCTTTTAGGAATTGATCAAGTTGATATGAAAATTCAAGAAACAGCAAGCTCTACAAAATCTGTTTTAGTTTGGGAGTATGAATATTCAGATGATAATATAGATTGGTTTGGAGAAGATTTAGCAGAAGCCACAGCTACAACTACAGGTCAAGGAAATACCATTTCACATTCAACTACAACTCCAAAACATACGTGGGCCCCGGGAACTACATCAACGGTAAGGAAAAATGTTGTTATAAAGCCTATAGCAAGCAGATATATGAGAGTTAAGTTTTCAAGTACAGCGTCTAGCAGCGCTATCTGGATAAGGTTCGCACTAAAACAAGAAAATAGAAATTAAATAGAAAATATGACAGGTACACAACTAGCGGCTATGATCCGTAGAAAGACACGGACAAATGCAACTACATTTAAAGACGCAGATATATTACCAGATGTCAATGCGTTCAAAGATGAGATAGCTTCAATGATAGTTGAACGTAATGCTGGATATTTTCTTATTCCTTCTACATTTGATTTAGTATTAAACCAAAGGGAATATTCTTTTGACGATACTTTATTGAGTCGTATTCATAAGGTTGAGATAAAATTTGCCTCCGGGGACTCTCGCTTTCCTGCAAGATTTATTAAGAGCTATCAAGGATCAGAAACCGAAAGTGAAATTATCAAAAATTATTCAAATAGTCAAAATTGCTTCGCCTACGTTATAAGAAGGCGAGGTATTTTTATTCTCTCTGGAACAATTGTTGCAGTTACGGCCGGAGGTCGTATATTGTGGCATAAATATCCTGCAGATTTAGCTAACCTTACAGGATCAGATGATTTAGCTACTGATCCTTCTACTACAACCTTTGGATTTCCTAAACAATTCCACGAATTACTTGCTAGGAGAATAGCAATAGAATATAAGGGTCGCCAACCAAAACCCATTACGTTAAATAGAATGGAGTTAAATTATAATAACGATTTACAAATACAACTCAATGCTATTTCTAGTGTTGATAATTCAGCACAAATTATTGGAGAGGATTTAAACTCCGAAGGAAATAACGGTTGGGACTATTAATGGTTACTACATATACTCCAGAGGCTAGGCCTTCGACAACTCATACTAGAGAAGCAAAAAAAGGACTATTAAGAACTAAATGGGTTGATTTTACAAGCATTGCTTGGTCTGATGATATCTTGTCTGGCATTGCTTGGTCTGATCTTCCTATATTCTCAAATACTCCATTAACTAATGAGGCAAGGCCCGCAACTACGTTAACTAATGAGGCAAGAACTTAATATTTTAATATGGCAACAATAACAACAATTGAAACAGGCGACGCTCTCGAGCCAACTTCAAGAGAAAATATCAATGATAATTTCTCTGCGCTTAATTCAGATAAACTTGAAGAAAGTGATATTATAGAAAATGAAGCCGTTGGTACTGGCGATGGCGTTACCGTTGCTTTTACATTAGATAATGCTCCAAGCCCTGCAAGCTCAGCTAAAATTTATATACAAGGTGTTCGACAAATATTAACAGATGATTATACCGTAAGTGGAACGACACTTACTTTTACAGTCGCTCCTCCGGATACTGGAAAAATAACAGCCGATTATAGAAAATAAAGAATAAAATTATGAACAAATATTTCAAAAAAATTAGTGCTATAACAAATATTATATCTATTATTATTATAGGAACTGTATTAACAGTATCTATAGTATCTGCGGCAGTTATCTTAGTGCCTCAAGGTGGAACCGGAGAAAATGAATTTCAGGCAGGTGCAGTTTTAATTGGTGATGGGAAAAGCTCGATTACCACAACAACCGCTCTTACTATTAGCGGTAATAATGTAACGATCAACGGAAGTGCATCATCAACGAGTTACTATTCCTCTGGCGATATTACGGCAGGAGGATCCTTTTATGGCGACGGAAGTGGTTTGACTGGAGTTACAGCCTCTAATCCTTTTAATCAATGGCTTGATACAACAAGTTCACCAGAATTTGTTAATCTTAATTTAACCGGGAACGCAACGACTACTGGGAATGCTACGACAACTGGTTGGCAGTATGTTGGTTATTTAACAATAGGAAATGATTTATTAGTTGGTGGATTTACTTCATCAACTGGTGATATAAATACTCAAAGCGATATTCATATTGGAGGCAATCTTGATGTTGATGGAACTTATGGATTAGTGGCAGGTGATATTCCTGATCTTAGTGCTACTTATTTAGATTTAACTGGTGGAACTCTTACTGGAGATTTAATTTCAGTTAATATAGATAATTCCGGGACAGCTACTACTACTGAATTATGTTTTGCTGACGGAACTTGTCAAAGTACAGTTAATCCATTAACAAATGAAGTTGTATTTTATTTTCACGACAAAGCAGGTGCAGGTGGATATGAATTAATGCTTGATACTGGGACACACGGGACATCAGAGGACTCTGATAGTTGTGCAGCTACTACTGGATATTGTTCATTAGGTGGATATATTACAGGAACTTCTACTATTAACACAGTTACTTGGCCGGACGGGATTTGGGAATTTGGTATGTATGCTGATGTTAGCTCTGCCGCAGGGACTTCTTATCTTGTAGCTACTATTTTTAGTAGGACAACAGCAGGGGTAGAAACTCAACAATTTCAAGCAACATCATCAGCATTAGCTATTGATCACGCAGGATTTTATGAGTTTACTTCAACACAAGAAGAAATTACCACAAGCGATCCAAGTGATAGAATGGTTGTTAAGTTACAGGGTTATACTGACTCAGCAGCAGCCAAAACTATTATATATTACTATGAGGGAACAGCTCATTACTCACATTTTCACACTACATTTAGAAATCCAATAGAATTAGGAAACTATGTTCAAACAAATATAGAGGAAACAATTACTGTTCCCTGGACTCATTCATCTGATTTAAGAATTACAGATATACTCCACGCTTCAACTACCGACTTTGATATATTAACAGTTAATGGTAATGGAACCTTTACCGGTTATGCCTCAAGCACGACTGGATTATATTCTCAAGGAGAATTACATATCGGAGGAAACTCTACCTTTGATGGCACAGGACACGATAGTTTCTCAGATTATGTAGCTGACGAACATTTAAATTGGAAAAACTCAGTAGGAACTATCCACGCAGATAACTATACTAATACAACATATA